CGGGTAGCCACAAACATTTTGCTAATAGTGCTGACGACTCCGGATACAGAGCAATCTAAGATATCTCGGATAAGGATCGGATTTACAGGCCGGAACTGAGAGCAGATTGCCTCGATCTGCTCTCTGTACCCAAGTACATCAGCGGACATGAGCTCTTTCACTTCTTTTAATTCAATAGATCCAGAGTCGCGGAGAGCCTCAATCGTCATATCTGCGACTCCGTCGGCTGAAGTGACGGGCTTGTGGATTGGAATACTAAATGGATCGGCAAACAACGTACCAAGAGACGGCTTGTCTTGATAAATAGAATCGACGTACATCTGTGTGAGCATTCTGTTGAATAGTCTCCCTGACGACAGGTTGTTAGCATGCGCGAGCATTGAGCACGCCGCTACTGATTTGCCGAGCGGATCAGATCCGCCTTTATAGATGAAAGCAGTAAATGGAAGAATTGGAAAGCCACCTAATTCTGAAGGCAAGGTCAAGCAGAAGGTTACCCAACTTGAGAAAGAATGCTCCTTCATCCGTTTCCTGGCACGCTGGATTTGTTCGCCATATATGCCTCTCCCAGCACTCATTCGATACAGATACATCGCAGAGTGCAATGTTGCTAGATAATAGGCATACATTGGGTTGTCACTTTTCTCTGCTCCGGCCATTGCAGTAGAGAAGATCGATCCAATATTTGTCCTGACCGAGGGAAAGATCTGCGATGAATGAGGGAATAGACGCGACATGAACTTAAGGGTCGTAGGATGATACACGCCGTTGACATATACGTCTTTCGAGTAAGTGATGACACTTGTTGATTCAAGACATTCTTCAGGTTTGACCTCTTGATTGACGCGCTCACATTCTTGAGGGACTCGTTTGTTCAATGTTTCTCTCAGCTTTCTGAGTGTCACTGCAGGATCCTCTCCATCAACCCGCTGCATACGGATAGCCACTACCTGGTTGTCACCTTGTCCATACAATGTGTAAGATAGAGGAAGATCAGTCACTGCTAGATCAATCATACAGTAGGTAGCAATTGTCCACAGTTTCTGTGCTATTCCCTCGAATCCACCTTTATGGTTATACCATAATAAGTCACTTTCGGGAGGATTGGGATTCTTATAGTCGTCTGGTGGACAAAAGGGAACTCGCACATTAATGAGTGCATTCTCGAAGAACCAATGCACAAAGTCGTAAATTCCCACTTCTCCAAACATATCATTGACCGTCCCACCTATGGCATGGATGAGATATTTCCTGAATCTGAGATTCCATCTGGACAAGTCAATCTCATAATACATTCTGAGAACATTAGTATCTTGAATTATAGCAATAAGTTCTAGGAAGCTCCTTTGAATTTGGATTCGATCTTTGGTCATGGTCTGTTGAGGAAGAAATGGGAAGATGCTGTCAGCCAGATTCGCTTCGGTAAGAGCAAAGAATACTCGGATCTCTAGGACTAGCATACTGAACATTCGAGCCGCTATTTTGAATTCCCGCTCTTTTGGATATAGAGACACGATCAACCATCCCCATGGTACTTCCCGTCGTCGTATTTTCTCCACAATCTCACGAATATCGAAGTTTTCCCTCCTCATCAACTCAAGCAACAGACGACGTTCTGTTTTCGGTTTGAAGTCCATATCCCACGCAGCAGGAAGGTCTTCACGATAAAAAGAAATTGATTTGTCATCAATCATATCAAGGTAGTTAGGGGAGTAATCAAACTCTGCAATCTTTCCGAACCTTACGCCCACCCAGTCAGTCAGAGGGTAACTTCCCCGACCGAGATGTTTGAACTGCCGCTGATACAACTCATACAGTCTTGTCTTTTTAGCCTTTTCTGAGAAGTGTAGATCCGGCCATCCACGGCCTGACTTGACATAAGACTCAAGAACAACCCTCTTGAATTCACTATTCACACGGTCTACACTCTCTTGCGAGGTGTGATCGGGTTCGCGGGCAACCTCTGCTGCCGATTTTCCTCCGTCTTTTGGATCGATTAAAGGATGCCCCGATACCTTGAGCAACCCAAAAACTTCAGTGATGAATTGGATATTGTCAGATGTCTTGAGGAGATCGTCGAATTTATTAGCCAGGTACTGCCCAGGATTCAACTCTGGGTGAGCCTGTCGCATCAGTTTCTTCTCCTTGTCTATCACCTTAGCGAGCATGCGAGGATACGGTCCATCATCGCGAAAAACAGAGTCTGAGATATGCGATAGATAGGCCTTTGCTAAAGCTTCGGTTTGTTTCAAAATCTCAAATCCTGCATTGTGGTAAATTTCCAAACATAGTTCATGCCACTTGAACGTACCAGTCACGAGGTTGAGCAACTCCTCATCTCTGTGGTACACGATTTCCCATGCGGTAAGAACCTGAGCCCTAGAGAAAAGAACATCTTTGATCATAAGCAGCTGATCCGATGTGATCATCAAGCGAATGTCTCGACTCTGTAACAGATACACATTGCGAGTGGTATACATATTAGTGTGGTCGCCTAGCTTAATATGAAACACATCTTGCCCAGTAAGCGCTGACTGTTTCTCGACTGCCTGAGCGAGACTGTCGAAATAACTCCACCTGGTGTACCAGTATCTCGCTTCAACGAACTGCATTGTTAAAGGGTGTGAATCCAACGGCTCATCGGTCCACTTCTTGATTGCATCTGACACTTGAGACCAAATGCGATTCGCGACATTGGCAGACTGTTCAAGTTCATCATTTAAGGTGGAAGGCCAGTCGCGGTGATAAAGAGAAGGGTAAGCATCCGGTCCAACAAGCTGATAATCCTTCCAATTAGGCTCGAATTTCTTCAATTTGATCACGGCTCGGCCGAGTTCAGAATCGGAAGGAGAATCACGCCAAAGCTCCGCGATAAGACGTTCTCTGTGAGTAACTAAGATTGGTGAATCCAAGTACATATCAGGGAAGAACCTACGAATAGCGGCGCTCATGTCTTCATCGGTGAAGTCCAACAAATCGGACATCTGGGGTCGCTGATAGAC